TGGAACGCGCCGTCGAGGATGCTCGTAGTAAAGTTGACGAGGTTTTCGCCAAATTGTGGCTGGAGATGCTGAGCTAAATGGGCTTCTACACTCCATACAAAGACGTCTTCGACGCGGTCAAAACTGCTATCGAAACGAAGAGCGCAATAAAATCCGTTCTGTTAGGCGAACAATTCACTTATGGGGCACTGCCGAAAGCGGTGATTAACGCTTTGCCCTCTCAAATCTCACAAGGCTCTCTTGGCGAACTCTTAGAGGTCAAAGTCAACTTCAGCGTGATTCTGGTGATCAACGAGTATCAGCCTAAGGACTGGGTCCAAGACATAATTGCCGTTATGGCTGACGTAGTCGATGCAGTTTTAGCGGATAGGACCTTAGGCGGAAAGGCATCTGACGTTATTCCCACGAGTTTTGCTCCTGGCGAAATCAAGTTTGAAAACAAGCTGTTCTACGGCGGAGAAATCCGTTTCCAATCAGTCGTTTACCATGGAGCATGAGTTCCAAGTCACAAGACTAAACGTTGAGGAGAAAAACGAAAAATGAGTCAACCAACACCAAAAATCGGAAGAAACGCCCGCCTCGCCAAAGACGGCGTAGTGATAGGCTTAGGACGCAACATACGCACAGAGACATCAGCCGAATCAAACGAAGGCCACAGCATGGACTCTGTTAAACCCGCATTCTCAGAGCCAGGCAACCAAACATTCAGCTGGTCAGCAGAAAAATTCTACGTCGACGGCGCAAATTTGACTTTGCTTTTGAATGGCACAAAATTCGCTCTGGTTTTCGCTCCAACAGGCTCGCCTACGACAGCGCCTTATGAAACTTGGACAGGCTGCTACCTAACCAACGTTGGCAGAGATGCCGGAATGAAAGACGGCATAATCGAGCAGCTGAAGGGCAAAGCACTCGACGTCACGGTTCACGACTCTTAGAAAAGGTGAGCACATGGAAGCAATGAACAGTCCAGAAAACCAGAAACGCGCTGAAGAGTTCGAACGGAAAATAGCGGAGCATGACGCGGCACAAGCAGTTGAGAAAGCGTACGTCGCCAAAAGATACAATCCGAGAGAAGCCTGCAAAAGAAGCACCGAAATCCGAACAGTTCATGACGAGACTCTCGGTGAAGTCCGTTTCGGCGTGCTGTCAATCAGCGAATTCACCGACCTCAAACTCAGCGAAATAAAAGACGAGAACGCCAGAATCCGCAAAGTAGTCTACGCCATGCTAAGAAAAGCTGACCCAGAGCTAACGTTAGCAGATGTTGAGTCCATACCATTTGATGAATTCACGATTTTGAACGGCATTCTGGGTGAGGCGCTTCCTGGTTTTTTACGTTTGGCGAAACAAGCGTTGAAGACTGGATCGCAGCCAACCCAGACGCCCAAATCATCGGGTTAATCGCCCATGAATACAGATACCCGCTCGAATACGTCGGCGGATTAAGCACGTTCCAAATCGCGTTCCTTCACGGCTGGTTGAAGTGGGCAAGCAAAAAAGAGTAGTCAGCTATGGCAGAAATAAATATCCTCTTACGAGCTACGGATGAAGCGAGCAATGTCATAGCGAAAGCTGGAAACAACATATCGACGAGCATGAAGAGCGTTGAGGAAACAAGCAACCAGGTAACTAAGGCTCAAAAAGAGCATGAAGCCAGCACAAAGCAACTCGCGTTAGGCATGAATAACTTAGCGACCAGTGCCTTCGGCTTGTATGATGCTGTTGACCGAGTTCAAGACATGCAGGTAAGCGTCAATAGAGCGAACTTGCAGGTTAAGTCTTCCCTGAACGCCGTGGAAGACGCACAGAGACGGTACAACGCTACGGTCGAGAAGTACGGTGCGGACAGTGAAAAGGCGAAAGCCGCAGCAGACGACTTGAAGCTTGCCCAAGACCGCTATGCTGTTGCGGCTGAAAAGGCAGAGGTCGTTCAGGGCAACATGAACGAAACCATCGCCCGAAGCGCCATGCAAATCATCCCAACTGCGATAACGATGGCGGACAGCTTCGGCAAAGTTTGGAACAATTTTCCCGACATGAGCGGACCCTTAAGCAAGCTATCGAATAGCATCGGCGACGTCGGCATAAGCGCTAAAACCGCTGCGATTGGCGTTGCAGGCTTCATCGGGGGTTTCACGGCGGGTGACGCGATTCTCAAAGCAGTCCCAGAGAACATGCGAGGCATCGCTTCAGCGCTTATGGCGGGGATTGCCGCGGTGGTCGCTGCGACTGTGGCGTGGATGGCGTTTCAGGGAACGGTAACGCTTGGTGTGGCTGTGCCCGTTATCTTAGCAGCCGTTGGAGCCGGAATCGCTGGAATCAAAGGACTCATAGGCTTAGCTGAAGGCGGCATAGTCACCAAGCCCACAGTTGCTTTAATCGGTGAAGCTGGAGCAGAAGCAGTCATTCCTCTAAACAAGATGCAAGGCAGTTCTGGCGCTGTGTCTCAGACTTTGGTTTTGGCGCCAACATTCAACTTCCCCGAAGGCAGCATAAACTCGCAAAATCAGGACCCAAGAGAATTCGCTGAAGCCGTCTATGAGCACCTAAGCAAGATCGTGCGTTCAGACCTGAAAGCTCAAACGTTCTTTGTGCCGAGGTGACCAAAATGACGTTGACACTAGGTAATCTGAATCTGGGAGTTGTCGGTGACCTCAGCTTTGCAGATAGGAAACGGCTTGAAGACCTGGATTTGCCAAGCGCCCGTGGCTCCAGCAGCCAAGACCTGGGCGAGCTTGCTTCCACTTTAGAGTTGCAGGGCGCTCTCGTAGGCGCTAATCGTTTTGACGATTTCAGGCAGCTTCAACGATACAAGCGCCTTGGAACCAGCTTAAAATTCGATGCTGACGCTGCCAAGACAGTTGTTTTCATCAGAGAAGTCAAACTAACCAAGATTGAAGTGAACATTCTCAGATACAGCTTATCATTGAAGGAGAGCTTGTTCAAGCAGGTTAATTCCTGCGACGAAATCACAAGTTGGCTCAGCTCAACCGTAGGCGCAACCGTTGAAGCGGTTTCTAGCTTGCCTACTCCGCTTGAAGGCTTAAACTGCATAAAAGTTAGCCATAACGCTGAAGCAGCGGAAGAGGTAAACGTGACCTATGAACCCTTCGACAGCGTTGACCTTGAAGATTTTGATTGGCTAAGCTTCGCGTGGCTCATGGACAATCTCTCAGAGATTAGCAGCGCTGTTATCACCGTTACAGAGGGCCTGCACAGTGCCACTTTTGATTTTTCAGCTTTGTTGACTGAAGCTGAGAAATGGCTTGGGGTTCGAATCCACAAGACTTCCTTCACCGATTATGGAGCGCTGGATTGGGGACAGATTGACAAGATAAAGTTCGCCCTGGTCAAGTCTCAACCTCAAAACTACTTTTTCGCTATTGACGACGTCGGAGGTTTCGAGTAGAATGGGTGAATACAAGAACGTTCTCTTCAAGGACTCGTTCATTGGCTCAGCGGGTTATCCTCCGGACAAGGGCAAGTGGTTCGCGTTCCTCACCCGAGAGAACACCAGCGTGGAATTCACCGATGGCATGATTGAGCCGACCGTGAACGGCTGCAGATTCGGTGCGGCTGTGGATTCTAACGGTTGGGGAGGGTTGAACCTGATGAGCCGAGCTGAAGTTAAGGTGCCCTTCAAAATCCGAGTAGCCATCAAACCGACGACGTTCGGCTTCTACTTCTACCTGCTTTCACCAGATATCCGTGACGGTCATTTCCTGGGCACTGAAGTCTATGGCATGTGGGTTGCCGCCCTCTATGGCACGACCGCGGACAACAAATTCCAGTTCGTAGTCAACCAAAACTACTCACCCAAAACCAACACCTCAGCAGCTTCTTGGACCCTAGCCACCGAGTACATCGTGGAAATGGAAGTCACGGCTTACGTTTCTGACACTCGGAAGCTTAACGTTGACTTATCCGTTAAGCTGGCTTCAGATGGTTCTGTTGTTTGGCAGTTGAGTGATTGGTGTGACGAGAGCCTCTCGGGAACCTTACGATGTGCTTTCAGCGCACGTGCAGATGCTGGAGGCTCTATCGAGTTCTACGCCAAATCGCTGTTCGTTTTCGGGAATCAGAGCAGAAAAGCCAAGGCAATCGTGAGTGCCGTTACTGGACTTGACAAGCGCGTCATTACGGACGACGTCATAGATTTCAGGGTTGCATTGCGTGACGGGAGTCACCCGCAAGCTTCTTTGACCATAAAGAACGAGGGCAACAAATACGACGAGCTAAGCGTCAAGTCAGAGATTGAAATCAGGGCTGGAACCGAAGCGATCCTGTACCTGCTTTTCAGGGGTTACATTGAAGCTCCAGAGAGGACCTATCCGCCTTCACGTTTGAAAATTGAGAGCGGGAAAGGCTACGCTAAACGCTTGGACTTCCGAGAAGCCTACAGCAAAACGTACACGAGCAAGACGTGCGGTTTCATCGTTAAGGACTTGATTAAGACCTACTTTGACGGCGTTTTCTCTTACGATAATGTTCTGGAAGGCATCCCCGAGGATTTGCCCACTTCAGCTGAGTACAACGCTGTAACTATTTCGAAGATCATTAAGGAGCTTTCAGACGCGTGCGTTTTCGTTTGGGGCGTAGATTTCAACAAGACCGTTTACTTCATGCCATTTAGCCTTGCACGCAGTCAGAGCAGTATTCCGTTCAAGAGCAAAACCGACCAGTTCAACATCAGCAACAGAGATATCGACGAAGTCGTAAACTACGTACATCAAGTTGGAAAAACCAGTTCTGGAGCACCCTACGAGTACACAGCACACGATACAACCAGCGAGAGCAGCTACTGGCGCCGCGACAAAACCTTCAAAGACACAAGCCTATCCTCCCAGGCAGCTACCCAAGCCAAAGCTCAAGGATTGCTTCAGAAGTACAAGGTTCTTACAAAAGAGATCGCATTGGCAACCAAAAACATCGTACCAATCGACCTGTATTGTTTGGTAGCGATATCCAACGCGGAAGTCGGGTTGAACGAGTTTAATGGCGAAGTGAAAAGCGTCGAGTTCAGTTATTCATGCCGAGGAGTTAAAACAACAGTTCTTTTCCAGAATCGAGGCTTCAAATTGGCTGACGCTTTGGTGTCTTTTCAAGAGGCTTTGTCGGCTAAGGACTCTGGCTTGAATAATGCTCAAGGGGGAGGTACAGGCGATGAGGAAGAGCCGCCGCCTGAAGAAGAATTCGGCTTTATAACCATTAATCTATCCGATGGTTACGTGCAGAGTTTAGAGCAAGCTCTCTTCTCAGACGCTATTTTCTTCGACCCAATCGAGCTAATTCGTTCTGAGGACGAAGTACGCTGTAACGATGCTCCTCAGGCTTCTCTTTTGGAAGAGCGTAGGCAGCTTGAGTTCAACATGACTGAATCGCTTTATGTGAATCATGGCGGAACGAAGCAGGTTGGCGAAGTCTGCGTTTACGTTGAAACTCACGTTCACAGCATGAACGAGAATTATGCTGGGGAAGATTTTCCAGATTTTGCCGAGGAGTTAACGATTACAAATGAGTGAGGATGAATAATGGCAGTTGAAATTGTGAGGGGACAGGTTGGAAGAGAGAACATTTGGAACATTGGACAAGAAAGCGGCTTCATTGCATACATGCGGGGAAGCATCGGTGACTTGCCCGTGCCATCTGAAGCAGTTGTGATTGCTGAAGCGAAGATGTTTGATGATTCTTTCGGCGAATCCGAGGACATACTTCATGAAGCTGGTAAAGTGGGCGATGATGTTCCGAGTTATTCGGAGTCAACAACTATCACGAACGGTTAGGGGAGGTGCAAAACAGAATGGAATTACCAAAACGACCACTATCAATGACCGAATACAACAACCTGAAGCGAGCGCTTTGCCTTTCAGAGCAGAAACTCAAAGACATATTTAAACGCAGAAACACATTCGGCGACGTCGTGACAGTAACCGATGAAATCCTTGTCTACGAAGGTGCCAAGCTCAAGTTTGCAAGTAAAGGACACATCGTTAACCAGGGCTTAATCCACATGATTAACGCTTTGTCTGCATCCACCACAGACGGCGGCTCAGGCTACAGATACTTATTCTCGCGTGATTGGAATGCTAAAACCTACTCTTACATGCGATTAGGCACTGGCGGAAACGTGACTCAGGGAACTACTACAGGGTTAACGACACCTGTTGGGACGGGTCCTGACTCTCAAGCTGGAGCTAACTCTTCTCCAGGCGGCGGAACATATCGCGTTTCTTGGACGGCTACTTGGAACGCTGGCTCACTAACAGCTATTACGGTTTCAGAACTTGGCTTGTTCCTGTTCTTACAAACGGGACTACAAGGTTTCGGCTGGACTGGTTTCAACGGTGCAGGCACGGCTTTGTTTAGCAGGTTGAGCGCTGCAGATGGTGACTTTACAGCTTTCGTGGTTAACACGAGTGTGCCTTTGACTATTGAATGGAGGTTGACCTTCACATTCGCATAAGTTACTCATTTCCTCAGGCGCTTTTTTGTGCGCCTCAAACTCACGTTAACGAAAATGAAAACGGAAGAATGAAAACATAGCAAAAAACAACCTTAAGAAACAGTTAGAAGCCATTTGCCCAGGAGACCTTATCTGCTGCTCTTGGTGCGATGCCTCAGTTGGCAAAAGCTCAGGTTCAGGCATGGCCATCGACGTGCCAGTCAAAAGCTGGGGCGTATTCGTTGGATTAATTGGCGACAGAGTTAAACACATTGTGATTGCCCAAAACAGTTTCCGCTATTCTGATGGCTTGTTCGATTTGGATTACACGGCGATTCCTCTCAGTTGGGCTGTTGACTTGTCGGTGCTGGTTAAAGAGCACATTCCCAAAGAAGCGGCAAGTAAGCTAGTTAACAGTTTCTTGATGGGTGGACATCGGGCGTTTAATCATCAACGAACGTTTCAACGGAGGCTTAGCACGCATGGCAGACCCCATTAAACGGGCTCTGACTAGAAGGCGGGTTCAGCGTGGCAGAATAATTAGCGAAGAGCCTAACGACAAGCTTGTTTTGGGTGTGAAGTTTGCTATTTGCATGACGTTTTGTCTGTCCCTGCTTGAGGTTGCTCATCTAGCGTTTATGCACTCTTGGAACAGTGAGGTTTTTGCTGCCATTTCTGGACTGAGCGGAACCATCGTGGGCATTTTCGTGGGGCAAAAAACATGATGGTCACGACTGATAGGCGTCTCTTTCGTATCTTGGAGTTGCCAAAGCATCTGCAGACTACGATTTTGACGTTGCTTAAGTTGGGACACGCAACAGCAGCCGACATTTCTAAGTCTACCGGGAAAGCTCGAGCTGTTGAAAGCGCCTATCTAAACCAGCTCGTCGTAATGAAAATTGTTCGCAAAGAGCGGAAAGGTCGCAAGGCGTTTTTTCAGGTTGATTTGGAGGCTTTAGATTGGTAACGAATAGGACGGGTAGAATGCAGAAAAAAAATATTTTTTTTATACATTCAACCTACTACCGCTCTTTCGCACGGATTACCAGGAAGCTGAAGGCTGAGGACTTCACTCAAGCTGATTCGTTTAAGACTCGTGATGAGATTATGCGAATTTTTGCTGCTGAATGCTATGAGCTTGCAGAGGAGTTTGCTAAGCAGAATAAGCAGAATTTGTCGTTGCAGTATGCGAAGTTGTCGGCTAAGATGCTTGGGCTTAGTTTGCGTCCAAAGAAGTTGAGTGATTTGGACGAGATTAAGCGTGCTTTGGCTGAGTTGAAGGCGCAGGAGAAAACCGAGTAGATGTCGACTCATATGTTGCCTGACAGCATTAAGGGTTTGTGGCGTGAGATTGAGAGGATTCAGTCTGTGCGAGTTTCGATGGAAGATAGACGTAAGGTGTGGTTTCTGGCAAGAGTCCTTGCGGAGCTGAGTGGGCAAAATGTTGAGGTTGTTTTTCGGAGAATTAAACCGCGAACTGAATCTGATCTTGAAGCAATCTATGTTCTGTATGAGAAATGTCAAGGTTACAGCGTCCAAGAACTGGGCGAAGATCCTCTTTTCTCAGAAATATTCTTGAACTTCAAACCGACTGATTATCAGCTTAATTTTTTGACGAGTTATGCTCGGCAGCAGACTGTGCTTTGGACTAGGCAGGGCGGAAAAACCACGTCAATTGGCGTGAAATTGTTTAAGCGTCGTGTTAGGCGCCCAGGCAGCCAAGCTACAATTACGGGACCAGGTCTTAGGCAAGCTAAACTCGTTCTTGAGAAGTTGTCTGATGTGTTGAGTAAGATGGACCCGATTGCTTACAAGGCGTGGGTTGAGAAGGTTCTTAGGACTGCTATTAGGTTGCGGAATCGTTCTCGTTTGAAAGCATTTCCCTTCAGCTTAGAGAAGCTTCGTGGCGAAACCAGCGACGACGTCGATGTGGAAGAGGCTGCTTTCATTAAGGAATGTGAGGAGCTGGTGCAGGGGACTTTGACGCCTCAGATGGCTACTCGCTGGGGAAGTGGCGCCTCCATCATTTTGAACAGTACGCCGTGGGGACGGGAATTCTACTATAAGACGTTGCATGACCCAAACGTTTCCAAGTTCTGGACTCCTTTCGTTGCTGATTGGCGAAAAGCTGTAGAGGCTGGACTTATCACTCAAGAGTTTATCGACTTACAAAGGCAGCAGTTGGATCCTGACCGTTTCGCTCGTGAATACGAGAACAAGTTCACCGAAGATAAGGGAAGATGGCTAAGCCAAGAACTCATAACTGCATGCGTTGATTCGAGCATCGTTGAGCCTTGGCGTTTCGAGGATACCTTTGATGGTTTAGAGTTTTTCATGGGTTTAGATGTTGGTCAGGAAGTGGATAATGCTGCGCTCAGTGTCGTGGAGAAGGTTGGTGAAACTCGATTTCTGCGTTACAGTCACGTTTTCCCGCTGGGCACGAGATATGATGTTATTGCTAGTTACGTTAAGGTTCTGAGCGAGAGATGGAGCAGTACGGTTCAGATTTTTGTTGATTCTACTAATGAACGCGCTTTGGCTGAAGCTATGAAACTGCAGATTTACGGCGTTGAAGGTATCGCGTTGAGTCTTCAGTCTAAGCAGAAGTATGCGAGTTTTCTTAAGCAGTTGATGGGTAAGAAGCAGTTTCGGTATTATTTTGACCCTGATGTTATCGCGGATTTAGCTATTGAGCAGTTTGAGGCGTTGCCAGGCAAATCGTCTGAGGGTGAAGGTAACATACGGTTTTTCCACGCGCCTGGTACACATGACGACCGCTTCTGGAGTATTTGTTTGGCGGTTGCTGCGTCAATAGAAGTTGAACCTGAACCGCTCTTGGTTGTGGTTCCGCGTAGAGCTAACAAACTGCAAGCTATCCGCAAACAACTGTCCAAACGAAAAGTTATGGGGAGTACAAGATGAGACGTAGAAGAGAACACTTCAGAATCTGCCAGTTTCGGCGAACCTATGATAGGGCACAGGGCAAATTTAGTTTCAACATCAGTTATGAAACACACACGGAGCTAACGGATAGAAGCCTTGCTGTTGCTGAGGCTTTCGGTCTTGGCGTTGACGAAGATCAGAAGTTCAAGGTTCTTGAGGTCGAGTTTAAGATTGGTCCGCGAGATATTGTTTACGTTACTGGGGACAGTGGTTCAGGAAAAAGCGTGTTAATACGAGCAATTAGGAAGGATTTAGGCGAGGAAGCCATCGACCTCTCTGAAGTCAGCATTGAAGCAGATATGCCGTTAATCGAGACTGTGGGCGAAACCATTGAAGAAGGGCTAGACTTGCTCAGCAAAGTTGGGCTCAACGACGCGTTTCTTTTCCTACGAACATACAACCAGCTCAGCGATGGACAGAAGTATCGCTACCGCATTGCCAAATTGATGGAGAGCGGGAAACAGTGGTGGCTTATGGACGAGTTTGCCGCTACACTTGACCGTGACACGGCGAAGATTGTGGCGTTTAATCTTCAGAAACTCGCACGCAGAATGGGAAAGGCAGTTATCGCTGCGACTACTCATGGGGACCTGCTTGAAGACCTGAAGCCAAGCGTCCACGTTCACAAGCGTTTCGGTGAAGAAATCACCATCAGCTATTGCGAGAATAAGCCAGCTGAAGAATGTAGTCTTACCCGGGAAATGGTGATCGTGCCTGGTTCTCTTTCTGATTGGCGATGTCTCAGTGGATTCCACTATCGCAGTCATCATGCTGGAGCAAGCAGGAAGGTTTTCTGTTTACGACGTGGCACTGAGCTTTGCGGAGTAATCGTCTATACGTATCCGCCGCCTGGTTGTTCTGGGCGCTATCTTGTTTTGCCAGGTAGACATTCTATGAAAGAGTTGAATTCAAAGCTAAGTACTATCAGTCGTGTTGTGGTTCACCCAAAATATCGAAGCATAGGCTTAGGTTCAAAACTGATTCGGGAAACTCTTTCGATGGTTGGTACGCCTTGTATTGAAATGATTGCTGTTATGGCCAAGTATAATCCATTCGCTGAGAAGTCAGGATTGGAAAAAATCCTTGAGCAAAAACCATCTGAAGAAGCTAAACGTGCTGCAGATGTTTTATCGGGTTTAGGTTTTGATCTAAAGCTTTCTGGCAGTCAAAAATATGTTTCAAACAAGTTAGAAAATCTCAGCTCAGAACAGCTCGCTACTCTAAAAGGGACGTTTATGAAAAATGACCATCCACGTTTCAGAAGAGCATTCGCAGCTAACCGAAAAAAGCCTTACGGTACATCGGCAGCTTATGCTGAGGGTGTAAGAAAAACGAATCTGGAAGGGATGGCTAAACTAATCAGGATTGTGGGGATGCTTCTTCAAACGAAGGTTTACTTGTTCTGGAGAAAACAAAGCCATCCTGAAACATAATTCTCAAGTATGGCGCTTCTAGATAGATTAGTAAATTACTTTTTTTAGAAGCATAGATATAATCATGGTTTCTGCCAACCTCTTGGTTCACGCTAGATTGTCCTGTGAGTTGGCTTAACCTATTGATTCCAGTAGTAAATCTGCGAGTACCTGTCTGTAATTGGGTAAGCTGGGTCCTCATAGACTATATCTAGTTTTGAACCATATTGGGTAAGCTTACTCTGAACTTGGTTCCAGATTTGCTGCGAAGTACCGTTTGCATTCCACAAACCCCAAATAGTATCTTGCGGGTGACGCATACCCCAACCATAGTCTCTAGGTAAGACAAGGGCTGCCTCAGCCTTAATGCCACCGTGCACAACGCTAGTATTCTGCACTACATTGTTCCAGAAGCGCTCAAGAGCTTGGAAATGTTCCTCTTGTAGGATTCCGTATGGTCCTGACATGCTTTCTGCATAGTTGAATAGTATGACGTATTGGGCTCCGTTTTCGTAGGAGGTTTTCATTTGGTTAAAAATTTCGTGTCCATCCGCAAGATATGGGGCTTGTGTGTATTTCCATGTCAAGATAGTTCCCCAGTTTTTGCCCTGCAGATTTGCTGCACCGCGCACTAAGGCGATTTCTTGGGCAACTGTATTATTCCAGCCTAACTGTGAAAGAACCATGTCATAGCCGCTTTGGTAATCCCACCAGTAAAGACCATAATCAGACGTAAAAACTGGAAAATCCCCTCCACTTATATTCCATTGGTTTCTCAAGTTATCTATGGGTCCTTTAGTTTTGTTTATGTAGAGATTTGCTGCGGCATCGTAGTCAGGTATTGGGTTTTTGCTTTTCACTTGTTGATAAGTCTCTAATTGAGCGATGTAGTCTGAGCCGTTTTCCCTTGTATAATAGTTTTCACTTAACACTCTGGAAGAGGGCACATTACCTTTGACGGTTGTTTGTATGAGTATTTCATGGAAGGTTATTGACCCGTTTGTATTGTAGGTGGTTGCGTTAAATAACTCATGTTCTATGGTGATTGTTTTGTCATCGGGGTTAGGAATAAACACTAAGGTCCCGTTTGTTTTGGTTACAATGATGTCGCCATTTGGATAATAAGTTGCGTAATAATGTAATGTATCATAATACGTTATGGTGCCATCAGTCGATATATTGATAGATTTATTTGTTGAAAGCGTAAAAGTTGTTGTGCCGCCATCAAGCAGTTTGCCTCCAGGCTCATCTCCAAAATAGACGCCCACGAACATATCTCCCCATCGGTGCTTGGCAGACCCTATCCACAACGCATTTTGAGCGGGACTTAAAACGTCAAAGTAAGCCGCAAAATGTAATCCTCTCGATACTGCATAATCGCCTATCTCGTTGACGGCAGAGGCATCACCCTTTAAAAGGCCTGACTGTAGCACAAAGAGGTTTGTATAATTTGCGACTTTGTCAATTAGGGTTTCGGCGTCTTGTACGTTGTTTCCGCCGAAGCTTACGCCGATGTAGAAGGGTTCTTGTTCTTTGTTGTTTTCGGTAAAGTTTGTGTAGCTGATGAATGCAATCAGGCTTACGAAGAGTATGCAAATAATGGCTAATGAGATGATATTTTTCCGGTCCATGTGAACTCGCTTAGTTGAAGTCAACATCTTGGTTGCTGTTTATTTATCTTTTCCAAAATCGCTTAACAGCACAAAAAATTATACACTTGCAAATAATTATTACTTTACGATACTATTTAGTAAAAAGTTACATCTTCCATGCGTTACTAAAGGCGGTCTATGCTCGATTCGGATCCCAACTGCCCTACCCAAAACAAAAATGCTAACGCCATAGCCGCTGAGTGCACAGCGCATCAACAAGGAAAAAACAGCCCTACTGTGCTAAGTGGTCACCAGATATCTATCGAATGCTTTAAGTTAATCTATCATTTTCAATTGTTAATATATTCGCTCTTTGAACAATAAATAATTAAGGCAGTAAGAAATCGGATTATCAATTAAATCACAAACAAAACTTACGGTTTAAGCCAATAAATAAAAAGGTAAAAACGGTCAGAAAAGAACCGTTTTAGCTTGGGCTGAGCAGATGTCAAAGGTGGAAGGTTGCTGTTTCATAGTTCGTACCGTGAGCGTAAGTTATGTGAGGATCTGTTGCATAGTTCCAGACTGTATCTAAATTAGCATTTACCCAGCTCCAGCCATTATCTTGATATTGTATTCCTGTTGTTTGCCCTGCAAGAGTTGGTGGATTAGATGCAGTCATCGCCCCTACGTCATCCTCAAATGTTGTAACACATCTGTCACCAGTCCAATTATATCCGAAGTTGAACTGACGCAACGTAGTCCAACTGCTTCCGCCATTTAAGCTATAGTAAAATAGCCAAGTAGTACCGTTTCTTCCACAGCCAATCCTTATGTTATTAGAATCAAGATATGAAACTGAAATGTAGGTTGTAACATCAGATTCCCAAGTGCCTTGTTTGAATACCGCTGCAGTAAAATACAAATTTGAAAAATAATCGGATTGATACCAACACAAGTTTATTTCGGCAATGTTGTAAGGATTGCCGCCACTAAAGCTCATAACCGCTATTGCGTCCCACTTTTTCATATAACTGCCAGATTGAGCGTGAACTGCTGATGTCAGCTTTACAGCTGACATGACTCCAGTGACATTACTTTGAAGGTCCTGCCAACCATAACAGTATTGTGTGGCGAACGCTGGGTAAACCAGCACTGAGATCATGACTATACAAAGGGTTCCTATCAATAGGTTTTTTGTTTTCATTTTTGGTTTTTCCTCCTTTTTGGTGAGTTTTAGCAATGTAAAAGAAGCATTTAGCTCTACACTTTAGGACAGTTGTCCTAAACTTTAGGACACTTGCCCAAATTTCGTTTCTGTAATTTGCGAAGAACAGTTCGCAAAGCAAAAGAAAGCTTTCGCCAAAAATCATACTCAGCGTTAGGAAAGAAGATTCATTCAAAGAAAAGCGGTTTCGATCTTTAGAGGCTAGAATTAGTCAGTCAAGGCTCCATCAAAGGTCCAATGTAGGCAACGTAGATTTCATATCGTTCTATGTCCTTGCAGTCCGTAGCCAAGCAAAGTTCTAATGAATACGTTTTGAGTTTGCTGCGACGCTTGACCGTGATACCGCGAAGATTGTAGCCTTCAATCTTCAGAAGCTTGCACGCCAGATGGGTAAAGCCGTTATTGCTGCGACTACGCATGGAGACTTGTTTGAGGACCTGAACCCAAGCGTTCTCGTTCACAAGCGTTTCGGCGAAGAAATCCACATCAATTATTACGAGAACAAAATAGCTGAAGAGTGCAGCCTCACCAAAGATATGCTGATTGAGGAAGGTCATCTTTCTGATTGGCGCCGTCTCAGCAGTTTCCACTATCGAAGTCACAATGCAGGTGCAAGCAGGAAAGTCTTCTGCTTGAAACGCAGCAATGAACTTTGCGGGGTCATTGTTTACACATATCCGCCGCCTGGCTGTTCGGGACGACATTTTGTTCTACCTGGAAAGCGTTCAATGAAAGAGTTGAATGATTGCTTGAGCACGATTAGCCGTATTGTGATTCACCCGAAGTATCGGAGTATCGGTTTAGGTGCAAAACTGATTGGCGAGACTCTGCTGAGGGTTGGCACGCCTTGCGTGGAGATGATTGCGGTTATGGCAAAGTATAACCCGTTTGCTGAGAAGGCAGGATTGCGAAAGATTCTGGAACAGAAGCCTTCTGAAGAAGCTCTTCGTGTCGCAAATGTCCTTTCGGATTTAGGTTTTGACCTGAAGCTTCTCAGTAGCCAAAAACACGTTTCAAGCAGGCTGGAAAATCTCAGTCCAGAGCAGTTTACCGCTTTGAAAAAAGCTTTTATCAAAAACGATCATCCACGCCTTAGAAGAGCATTCGCAGCTAACCGTCACAAGCCCTATGGCACAGCAGCAGCCTACATCGAGAGCATAAGAAACGCAGATTTTGAAGAAGTAGGAAAGCTCGTTAGGATTGTTGGGATGCTACTTCAGACAAAGGTTTACTTGTTTTGGAAAAAATCCTGGATGAAGCCTTTGAAGCATACTCCTCTTACTTGCATGTAAGCTTTTCTTTCCTACTAGGTAACCAGAACAATAGTTAAGCTTGATGAAA